GAAGAAGTTGCTGATAATGAAATCTTTGAATATAAATTAAAAATCCTAAAATTAAGTTAAGATGAAAAACATTGAACTTAGAGGAAAGCGTGCGCAGCTCATCAAAGATGCTGATGCTATTGTAGCTGCTGCACAAGCTGAAGGTCGTTCTATGACCTCCGAAGAAAAAACAAAGTTTGAAGCTATTGAAGCAGATGCTCGTGGCTTTAAGCAAGAGATTGACATCATTGAGCGTAATGCTGAGATGAAGAAAGAATTAGCTGCTAATGAGGGTGAGGCTCGTGCCGCTGCTCCCAAAGCAAGTGCTTCTTCTGCATTTAGCAAGTACTTACGCCATGGTATGGGTTCTTTGAATGCTCAAGAGCGTTCTATGATCCAAAAGCGTGGTACTGCAACGCAGATTGCTGGTACTGATTCATTAGGTGGGTTCTTAGTACCTCAAGAGTTCAGCAATGAGCTTGATGTTGCTACTTTGTTCACTGGTGAAGTTGAGCGTTTGGCTAAGAAGTTGAACACTGCTTCAGGCGGTTTGTTAGATTACCCAACGGTTGATGATACTGCTACTGGTGCAAATCAGATTGGTGAAGGTTCTGCTGTCACTGTACAAGACATGACTTTTGCTAATAAGCAATTGTCTGCTTACAACTACAGCTCTTTGGTTAAAGTATCTCAGCAATTGTTGCAAGATTCAGCGTTTGACCTAAACAGCTTCTTAGTAGAGGCTATGGGTGAGCGTATTGCTCGTGCTACTAACGCTGCATTCACTACTGGCGATCCAGGTTCTCCAGTTGTACCACAACCAACTGGTATTGTAACTGGCTCTAGCTTGGGTAATACTGCTGCTGGTGCTGCTGCAATCACTGCTGATGACATTTTAGATCTTATCTACTCAGTAGATGCTTCTTACCGTAACAAAGCAAGCTTTGGATTGATGGCACATGATAACATCATTGCTGCGGTTCGTGCTTTAGGTGTAGGTGCTACTAATGACTTCCCAATCTTTATTCCTTCATTGGAAGTTGGGCAGCCTGACCGCATCTTCGGTATTCCAGTATATGTGAATAATGATATGCAAAGCTCTATTGCTACAGCTACAAAAACAATGATTGCTGCTGACTTCAGCAAGTACGTTGTTCGTAATGCTGGTGGTGTTCAGATGCTACGCTTAAACGAGCGTTTTGCTGATGAATTAGAAGTAGGTTTTGTTGCTTACAAGAGAGCTGATGGTGTTGTATTGAACAGCGCAGCAGTTAAGCACTTGATCCAAGCATAAGCATGATTAAGGTAGTCTTTAAAAAGACTATTGTTGGTTCAGGGTTCCGCTTCCGCAAAGGTGCGGAGGTGGAACTTTCCAACGATAGAGCAAAGGAGTTTTTGAACGCTGGCTATTGTGATGCAGTCGCAGAGCCACCAAAGAAGCGTGCAAAAAAGAGCGTTGCAAAACCAAAAAGCAAAGAATCTAGGTAATGGCATATTCAGTAGTTACACCAGCGGCAAGTGAGCCAATCACATTGACTGAGGCTAAAAACTTCTTGAGAGTTGATGGTAGTGATGATGATACACTCATCAGCGCACTCATATCTGCTGCCAGGGAGATGTGTGAATCTTACTGCCGTAGGATTCTAGTAACTACCGTTATAGATGAGTATTTTGATGGGTTCCCAAATTACAAGAACCCTGAATCAAAAGATATTATCTATTTAAGCCGTGGCCCAGTGGCAAGTGTAGCAAGCGTGAAGTATGTTGATGAGATAGGCTCAGAAGTAACAGTGAACGCTGATGCTTATGTTGCTGATCTAATCAGCGAACCAGCACGTATTGCAAGCACAGCCGGATGGTTTGCAACTAACGGAATCATCAACCAAGTTATAGTGCGCTACACCGTTGGTACGGATGTGAGCAGCATACCTACGCCATTGAAGCAAGGGATGTTGTTGATCATTAGTGACCTCTATGATAAGAGAGATGACCGAGTGAAACAATTGCCAACGGCATCTGAGTACTTATTCAATCCATTCCGAATCTTCACATTCTAATGATTGACCAGGCTGGACAACTAGACCGAAGAATCTTGATAAGAGACTTTACGGAATCTACTGATACATTTGGTCAAGAGGTTAAGACTTACCGTGACCTTGTCTATGTATGGGCCAATGTAAAAGAGAAGGTAGGAAGTGAGGGAGAAGATGGTGATATGATAGCCTCCACAAAAAAGGTGGAGTTTATTATCAGGTACCGCACGGATGTTAATGAGCAGATGCGTATTTTGTACAACAGCAACATATACAAGATTCAAACCATACAAACTGCGGATGCTAGAAAGGCATTCTTAAAGCTTGTATGTTTATGGTCTGATGCGCAGTAATGGAGAAAGTAAAGGTAAAGCTTGAAGGTGTAGAGGAGACAATGAAGAAGCTCAAGAAGCTTGATGATAGACTCAAGAAGAGAATCATCAAGAAGGTTGGGAAGAAGTCTCTACCTCCAATGGTTGACTCTTATCAGAAGAACATCACGGATGCTGATGAGGTGTTCAAGGTGTACCGAGAAGGTAAGATTGTCTATGAGATAATGCCTGGGCAACTTAGCAGAAGCGTAGCGGTGAAATCCCCAAAGGCTTTACAAAGTAAGAATGTAGTAGGCTTGAGTGTTGGCCCTAGAAGGTCGGGCACCTATCGGAATCCTGAAAAGGGAGGATGGTACGCTGGGATGATCAACTTTGGATGGTTGAGAGTTGGTGGTGGTAAGAAGTATTCAGGTAACAATTTAGGCTTTGCACAAAAGGCACAAAGTGCTGCAAAAACTAAAGTTAGGGTTAAGTTTATCCGTAACTTTAAGACCATAACTCAAGCGGAGATTAAAAAGCTCAAATTTGGGCAGAGATTAGGTATGCGATGATAGGCAAAGTGATCAAGAGTAAATTTGATGAGGAAGGCCCCTTAAACGATGTGTTTGCTGGGCGTGTCTATCCATTGGTTGGTGCTCAAAGTGGGCAACGGCCTTTTTGTGTTTATGACACCACAAGCATAAGACCTGAAGGATCAAAAGATGCAGACAGCCACATTGATATTGTTAATGTGGAGCTGAATCTTGTAGGAGATACATACAGCCAATTGCAAACGGCAGTAGAAGATATACGCACAAAATTTGTGCGAATGAAGGAAACAATTGAGAGCGTGAATGTTCAATCATGTGGCTTTGATAATCTCACCGAGGTTTTCAATGTTGATGAGGAGACATACGCAGTATCAGTTGATTTAGTGTTTAGAATAGTAAAATCATAAAAATTAGAAAAGATGGCAGCAAGTACATCAGTAATGAATAGCACCGATGTGGTAGTCCGCATTGGTACGGATGGAGCAGCTTATGAGACTGTTGGTAAGATGACCAACGCCTCATTAAGTGTAACAATGGCAACTAGAGATGCGAGCACTAAGGATAGTGCCGGATGGATGGAAGTATTGGAAGGACAAAAGTCTTGGACTTTATCAGGAGAAGGTTTGGTAGTATATAACAATAGTGGCAAGGTGACACCTGATGGCATCTACACTCATTTGAGTGGGCGCACGGTTATCTACATTGAGTTTGGATCAGAAGCAACGGATGAGAAATACTACAGCGGTACTGGGTACTTCACTGAGTTCTCAACGGATGCTGGAATGGAGGACAACGCTACATTTAGCTTTAGCTTCCAAGGTACTTCAACCTTGACTCAAGCAGCTCAATCATAATCATTTGGGAGGGCATCATTGATGCTCTCCCTTATTAAAAAACAACAAATGAACACACAACAAATAAAAGTAGGAGAGAAGCTATACCCAGTGAAGTATGGCTTTAATGCACTGAGGATATTTTGCAAGGAGAGTGGTATTGAACTGCAAGAGATTGAGAAGATAGCACAAAGCATGAGCCTTGATCACGCCATGAACCTAGTATGGGCTGGCCTGAAAGATGGCGCAAGAGTGGAGAAGATAGAGTTTGACCTAACCATTGAGGATGTAGCTGATATGATGGATGAGGACAACACGGTTATCACTCAATGTATGGAGCTGTTTATTGCATCCTTTGTAAAGCCGAACAGCGAGGAAAAAAAGTAAGCACCCAAGCCTCTGAACCCTATACATGGGACACATTGGAAGCTATAGGTTTGGGTGAGATGGGAATGAGTGTGGAGGAGTTTTATAATATGACACCACGCCAATTCCAAAACAAGAGAGAAGGCTTCCACAAGCACCTTCAGTATCATACTGAGTTGCTTTGGGAGACTACCAGGTGGCAAGCAGCGGTAAATGTTGCACCACATACAAAGCGGAAGATAAGCCCTAAAGATTTGGCTGTGTTCCCTTGGGATGGAAGGAAGAGATTGCATAAGGCAGCAACCTTTGATGAGGTGCAGAAAGGAATAGAAAAGGTGTTTGGTAAATGAGTAAGCAAGACATAGATTTTAAGATTGGTGCGGATCTCAAGCAGTTCCGTGGTGCCATGGGAAACATAGACCACAGCCTCAAGAGATTGAGTGGTGGTTTTGGTGCTTTAGGTGGCGTGATTGGTGCCTCATTTGCTGTAGATGCCATTAGGCAGTTTGCAAGTGAATCCATTGATCTTGCAGCTCAAGCTGAAGGTGTTAAGGCTGCATTCAATAGACTTAATGATCCTCAACTGCTCAAGAATTTAAGAGAAGCCACTCTCAACACGGTAAGTGACCTAAAGCTGATGCAGACTGCTGTACAAGCTAAGAACTTCCAAATCCCTATGGATACACTTGCAAAGGGCTTGGAGTTTGCACAGCGTAGAGCAGTAGAAACTGGGCAAAGTGTTGACTATATGGTTGACTCTTTTGTTACTGGTTTGGGGCGTAAGTCGGTGATGATTCTTGACAACCTTGGCATATCTGCTGCCGAGCTTAGAGACAAGATGGCTAGTGGTGCTACAATGGCTCAGGCCGTTGGGCAAATCATGGATGAATCTTTTGCTGAAGCTGGTGATCGTATAGTCACCACTTCAATGAAGATTGACCAGCAAAGAGCCACTATTGAAAACCTCAAGACTGAAATAGGTCAAGGTTTGATGCCTATATATGAATCTTTTTTAAACCTTACCAATAAAGTATTAAAAGCTACAATTGCCACAACTGATCCTTTCTCAGTTGAAGGTAAAGATGAGGAAGCTTTAGAAAGACAGATCAAGAGATTGGATCAATTGATTGAGAGAAACGATAGGAATCTAAAAAGAGCACCAAAGCATACCACATATCTCAAGAATGTTACAAGGCTTGAGGAATATAGAAATCAACATCTAGCGGCCCTAAATAATTTGTTAGGTGAAACAAATAAAAAGCAAGATGATCTTAACAGCACAACTGAGCAAACAATTGATTCAACTGGCGAGTTAGGGAATACATTTAAAAGAACTTACAACGAGGCCTTCTTTTATACTGAGGCAATACATAGGCTCAAGAAGGCACACTCCATGCTTTACAAAGCTCAAGGTGCATCAATCAATCAATTTGCTACAGCAAGCACATCATTCAAAGAGTTTAAGAAAACTTGGCAAGATAATGTAATTCAAGAAGGCTTAAAAGATGGAGTTGATTTAACATACATTTTAGCTGATGCTGGATTTGATGCGTTCACAGCATTTGAAGAATTGGGCAACTCAATAGGGAATTTATTAACCTCTTCTTTTGAGGCGGCTATGATTAGTGGCGAGGACTTCTTCAAGGTATTTATACAAGGGTTAAAGAATATGCTTATTCAATTACTTGCTGCAATTGCAGCGGCATTGGTTCTTGCTGCGCTTCTTGTAGTAATTACTGGAGGAGGTATTGGTGCTTTATCAATGAAATCCATTGGTAACGCTTTTAAAAACTTCACTGGCCCAATGATGGGCGTGCCGAGCTTTGGGCTTGGCGGTGGCCTTGGCGGTGCAATGCAAGGAGGAGGAGTTCAAGTGTTCGGTAGACTATCGGGAGCTGATATACTTATCTCTAGTGAGAGAGCTGGAAGGGATAGAACAAGATTGAGTGGTATAACCGGATAAGATGGCAGCAGTAAAACTATATTCAGAATTCAAGAGTGACACTAACAAATACTATAAGATAGAGATATGGGATGAGGACTATACTGGTTCTTCTCCTGATGCGTTCACCGTTGATGGTAACGGCTTCATCTTAGACTATAAAGGACTCACTGATAATATCTACAGCCCTATCATTGGCTCATCCGTATCTTTTGGTATGTATGTGAATGATACGGCTACCACCACATTCCTCAACACATTAAAAGAGTACCAACAAGATAGGTACTACATCAAAATATATAGAGGGAATAGCGAGGTGAGCACCTCACTCATGTGGGCCGGATACATCATACAAGACCTGGTGCAGATAGAGGATGTATCACAACCCTACCTTTTGAATATCAGAGCCACCGATGGACTTGCAAAGCTTAAAGATGTGGTAGTGACCACATCAGCATGGCGCAAGTTTACCAATCAATTTATCAA